AGCGCTCTTTCTATGTTCTTCTCCTCGTCCCGTACTATCATTGCAACGCTAACTAACATCTTTTTTATGCTCCTTTCGCATAGATTCTCGCGGATTCGAAGAGCGGCGCACAGTAGCGCAGCATCTCCTCGCGAGGGATAGATGGTACACGGATAAAACTCGGCAATTGGTTGTTTAGATAACTGGAGGCAACCGTCATGAAGTAGTTACGCAGGTATTCCGCACGGTTAATCGTTGCATTTCGCGGCATATACACGCTGTCCTCAAAATGATCGACGATATATCGAAGGATCGCGTTGATCGCTCGAATGCGCCGTTCAATCCCGTGCGTATGGCTTGATTTGTGTATGCGATAGTGGCGGAATGGTTTGTTGATCGCTTTGGTACGCAAGCCCATTCGAAGATAGTGCATGGTGTTGATCGTGTCCACGTCGCATCCGAGATACTTGATATAACCGCGGCGCTTTAAGAAGGACGCTCTCATCAATCCTTTCGAAGAGATCACACTCGACCCGTGCCGTTCGAAGGTTCGCCGTACCGCGTCTTTCGCTTCATAATCCTCAACCGGCCACATCTCCGTCGAGCGGCCGTCTTCGTAATGCACGCAGCAACCTGAGTACACGTAATCTATCCGCGGATCAGATTCGATCAGCTTCACCGATTCCGCTATCGTGTCCGGTTCGAGCCAGTCGTCCGCGTCGTAGAAGTAAATGTACTTGCCTTTCGCCTCTTCTATCATTCGATTTGTGCCTTCCAACACGCGGCCCGAGTTCATATCCGATCGAATGATCTTAATGCGATCGGCATAACGGTTCAGCACATCGCCGGATTCGTCGGTCGAGCAGTCGTCGTACACAATGATCTCGAGATTGCGGTGTGTCTGGTCAAGCATCGAATCGATGCACCGTGCGAGATACCGCCCGTAGTTGTAGTTATTGATCCCGACCGTGACTAACGGCGCCGTTTCCATTTTCTCGCCTTCTCTTCTTTTGCCGTTTCTTTTGCGGTGATCCCCGCGTAGAATCCAAGGCCGAGGCCAAGACCCACGCCGATGATGAATAGTATGATGTGCATTCTCTTCACTCTCCCAAACAAAAAAGAGCCTTCCGGCTCTTCTTTGTGTTTATTATTCACTTGGTGAATGTTTAGTATTGATTCAGCACCGAGAGTATCGTCGCAATATCCTCCGGCCGCTGTTTGCTTGCTGTCTTGAGGCGTGTATCGTTGATGTTCTTGTACTGATCCTTACGCTTGGAATACTTCGTGACCGGCTCGAGATTCGAACGGCAGTTGACGTGCAACGGCGGCGTGTTGGATGCGATCGCGCCCGTATCGTGCACCGGGATGAATATGTTATTGCGTTCGCGACATATATCCGTCGTGAGCATATCAAGCACCGCGTTGAAACGATATCCCTCGAGGATCGTGCTGCCTTGACACTCTTCAAGCGTCCCGACGTTATACGCCCGCGTCGCTTCGGTGATAGCGATTGCTTTCGCCCTTTGCCTTGCGAAGTCGGTGATCTTGTTACGGAGATAGGTCGTCGCCTGCTCCGCGCTCATCCCCTGCTCGATTGTGTTCTTGATAAGATCGGTAACGTGTTCGAGTGTGTCTTGCGCTTCAATCCCCGCGAGTTTGACCGTGTACTGGCTCATAAACGCCATCGCCTTCTCGCTCGGCCGGAAGTATTCGTCGAACGCTTCCGCTTCATTCTTAATGAGTTTCGTCCCGATGATCCCGAGCAATCCCTTAATGAGTTTGGCGTCGTTCTGCAAAATGATCTTGAGCACGGCCACTGTCTGGCTCCAATCAGGTGTCGCAAATCGCCGGTTAGGCGCGCGCGTGAACTTGCCCCGCGCCTGCTTGACAATATCGCCAAATCCGCTGATACGCCCGTACAGGAACGCCGTCATCACGCCGCTCATAATCGCGTTTTGAAAATCAGGAATGATGTCGTAGGTTATGGATCGATTATCAGTTACCGCCTGCCGAAGCCGTTTCCACGGGCTCATCAGGTAGTGTGTTATTCGGTTTTCCGCGTAACTGAGCGCCGTCTTGGTCATTATCGCCGTCGGCATCCGGTATCACCGCCCCTTCGTATTCCGGGATAGATAACATGTCGCGAATCCACGGTTCCGTGGGATCCACCACGCCGCCGCTTATCAACGCGGTTATATATCCGGCCATCGCCGCCTTGTCGTCAACGCTCGGTTGCACGTTGATCGCAAACTCGCCGTAGTCTTCTTGCACGCCGAAGTTGTACTCGATGAGCCGTGTTACCAACTGGTCAAGGATTTGGTTCGCGTAGTTCGTCGCCTGCGAACGCATCGTGTCTTGGAAGAGTTGCATGTGCGTTTTGCTCATTGCATACGCGCCGGTATCCGAAGACGATGATATCAGTTGAGGTACCTGCAAGCCGCGGAAGATGAGCGTGTTAAGATACTCGATCGAATCTTGGAAACTCCGCGCCATATCGCTCCCTGGTTGAAGCGTGGATATCTTGTCACCGATCGGCACCGATACGCCAGCCTTCGAGAACCACGACGCGAATATTGCGCGCGCTGCGTTCGGATCGGACGATTCCGCCACGACCGTCGGGATCGCGAACTTCTCCATCGCAACCGCCCACCACTTCTTTAGGGCCGTCTTGAACTGCCAGCTTGAAAACACGGGCCTGAGAACGCTCTCCCCGTAGATGCCACCGCCGTTGCGGAGGACCAGACACTTCTCCGGCGGCAGGATAATCTTGCCGTACTTAATCGTCGTGAACTCAATCGCGAGCGATTCGTCATCTTGAACCTTGAACGCGCATTGATACGGCGCGAGCCGTGTGATGTCGGCCACCTTAACAACGCCATCGTCGATCGTGTAGATGATCTCCCCAACCGCGTAACCGTAGCCTTGCGCCTCGTAGATCATTCGCTGGAGCACGTTGCCGATAGAGGTGTTCGAGAAGTCTATCGCTTGGTTGATTGTCTCGTCTATCCGCTCATCCGGATGCGTGTATCTCCCGATCGATGAGTAGATCATATTCGTCGTGTACTTGAGCCCTGCTTTAATCGTCTCGTCACGCGTGAGCATCTTTTCTTTGTCTTCGTTCTCGAGGTCATCTTCGTTCAGTATCACGCCGAGAATCTCCCAGAAGCGATCCTGGAGGCTGATATATTGCGTTGTGTCTATTTTCTGCTGTTCTGCCATTTCATCACCACGCCGTGTATTCGGATTTTGTGCCCGTGTAGAGGCCATAACGCATCGCGTCCATCAAGTGATCCTGAAACTTGACCGGTTCATCGAGCACGCGCCCGTCTTTGTCTTCCCGCCATTTGTACGATAGCAATTCTTTGATCAGGTTCGAGCTCTCCGAGTAGACGCGGAGCTTTCGGCTCTTTGCAAAGTCAATCCCTTTGAGCACGTCTTTCTTGGCCGGCATCGCGGTTAAACCCGCCGCCCTCAGCTCTTGGATACGGTTCGGTTCGGCGCTGTCACAATAGATTCGGCCCGATACGTTGAGTTGCTTTATCTTGTCGATCAGTTCCGCGTTCGTGAGGTGCGTCTGATAGATTAGTTCCCGCAGGTATATCTCGCCGTCGTACTCGCGTATCTCTACGAGCGCCGTCGGGTTGTTGAACCCGAAGTCAAGCCCGTACGTAACCGTTCCGGCTTTCGGCATCTCGTTTGTGAGCCGCCAGTTATTGTAGATAAGCCCTTTTGGGGATCCCCATTCTCCCAGCGCGTATATCTGGTAATACGTCGGGTCTTGGTCTTTAAGCCCTTCAATCACTTGCTTATAGTCGTCTCCGAGGAATCGGTTGTCTTTGTACGTTGTCTTGAGGATTGAGGCGTTCTCGACGCGTTGATCGAAGAACCTCTTCTTGAGCCAGCTATACTCGGATACGGGGTTAAACGATAAGATGATTTGGTTCGGATAGTTTGATCTGGTTCGGAGCCGAAGGTCAAGCTGCATAAAGTCTTCCGGCGTTATCTCGCTCGCCTCTTCGATCCAGATGTCCGTTATGCCGGTGATGGATTTGAGCTTCTCCACGTCATCAAGGCCAGTGAAGAGTATCTGATTCTCGGAGATGCCGCGCACTTGTAGCGTGATGTCAAGCTCCGTCTTGTCGATCTTGAATAGCGGGTTAAGCTTCCATCCGCTTATAACGCTTCGCAAGAGGTCATACGTGCTGTGCCGATTGGTTCGCGCAACCTTCCGCACGACGAGGTATCGGTGTCCGCGTTCTTTGAGTGTTCGGTAGATGATCTTTTGCGCGACAAAGTGGCTCTTACCCGATCCGGCTCCGCCGTAGTAGATTTCGTAGCGCGTTTGATTTTTGAGATATGGAATGTATGCGTCGTTGAATTCTTGTGCTTTGCTCTTGAATCGAATATCTATAACAGTGTCATTCGCCATCATCATCGAACCCGATCTTGATGAGTATATTGCCCCCGTGATCGATGTCGAGGTTATCGCGTTGCCCGAGATATTGTTTGCCTAACCATATGAGTATCGTCCGGTCACCGCTTTCCGCTGCTTTCCATTGAAGCCTGCGGAGGCTTGCACGACCACGTTGTCGCTCTTGGTTATAGAGTTCATTAAACTTTGCGTCGCGTTGGAGCGTGTCAACGGAGAGTTCGAGAACCGCAGCGATCTCTTCTTGCGTACAATGTATCACCGATAGTTTCTTCACGAGTTCGTAGTCTATTTTTTTTCTCGGTCTTGCCATCTGTATCACCTTTTTTTGAGTACCGCAAAACTCGGCTTACTCTCTGGTTGCTTTCCTCCCTGCGAAATCTTCCCACCGCTTTACGATCACGTCGCAATACCCTGCATCAAGTTCCATCATGTAGCACTTGCGATTGAGCTGCTCGCAAGCGATGAGTGTTGAGCCGGAGCCGCCGAAGGGGTCAAGCACCAGCGTGTTGCTCATGGAGCTGTTCATAATGGGGTACGCCAAAAGCGGGATGGGCTTCATGGTTGGGTGATCGCCGTTTTTCTTAGGCTTGTCGAACTCCCAGATGGTGGTTTCCTTGCGTCCGCTGTACCACTGGTGCTTGCCGCTTTTCTTCCAGCCGTATAGCACAGGCTCATGCTGCCACTGATACGGGGAGCGCCCCAGCACCAGCGACTGCTTTTTCCAGATACAGCAGCCGGACAAATAAAAACCGGCATCCGAAAAGGCTCTCCTGAAATTCAGCCCTTCGATGTCGGAATGAAAAACATATATGCTGGCGTCGTCTGCCATGACTGCTTCGGTATTCTGGAACGCTGCCAACAGGAAGCTGTAAAAAGCATCGTTTGCCATGTTGTCGTTCTTGATTTTCCCGGCACTGCCTTCATAGTTCACATTGTAGGGCGGGTCGGTCACGACCAGATTCGCCTTCTTGCCATCCATCAACCGCTCCACATCTTCACGCTTCGTACTATTTCCACAAAGCAAGCGGTGATCGCCAAGTATCCACAAGTCGCCGGCCTTGGTAATTGGTTCTTCCGGTGTCTCGGGCACATCGTCCTCGTCCGTCAAACCGGTGTTCATATCCAAATCCATGCCAAAATCCGCTAAGTCAAATCCCAAAGCTTTGAGCTCCGACAACTCCCACTCGTTCGCCAACATGTCAAAATCCCAATCGCCCGCCATGCCACGTGGAGCATTATCCACAAGGATGAATCGCTTGCGTTGCTCCGCCGTTAGATTAGATGCCTTGACGATCCAACCGTCCGGGACATCTTTCATACCCAGCTCTTTGATTGCGCGATACCTCATATTGCCGCCGAGTATAATACCTTCATCATCAACAACTATTGGGCGGAGCGTCATAAACTCCGGATCACGTTTGATTGATTCGCACAATTTTTTGAACGCTTCATCCTTAATTATTCTTGGGTTCTTCGAATTAGCTTTGATGTCGGATAAATTCATAGTTCCTCCCCTAAATTTTCCAACAAAAAAGGGCCCGGAGGCCCTTATTCATATTTCATCCGCGGTATTATCATACCTGCGGCTATTATATCGATAATACCACAATTATGTTTTTTTGTCAAGTGGTATCGTTTTTATCGCCTCGATCATGCGGTTACTCGTGAGTACATCTTATCCCCCATCATTGGCCACCTCCTCGTTTATTATCCCCGTCAGCCTCTCCAAACAGAACCGCTTCATCTTGTACAGCTTACTCGTCGAGCAATCGAACAACACTGCCAGACGCCGCACCGGCAGCGTCCGAAACTTCATCCGGCCCCACTCGTACTCCAGCCACGCGCTCATGGTATTCGCGGGCTCGAAGTCGTGGTTGATATAGCAGTGGAACAGGATCGTGCGGCACTCTCGCGGGAGCTGATTGTACCAGCGATCGAAGAATTTGATAAACAAACCCGCGCGCACCTGATCGTTCAGGCACG